TCGTCGAAGTCGGCACTGTCCGCGACGGCCTCGGTGGTGGCGATCCGCTCTCCCGGGATGCGACCCGCTACCAACTGCTGCCCTGCGCTGCTCATGGTGACCTCCTACAGTCCGATGTAAGCCGGGTGGAACAGCCCGACCGGGGTGCCGGCCGGGATCACCTTTACGATCCCGTTGACCGGCGCCTGGTCGCAGGTGAGCACGTTGGGGGAGCTGGCGCCGGAGGTGGCGGTGACGTGCAGCCGCACCCCGGCGACCAGGATGTCGAACGGCACGTCCGCGCCCAGGAACCCGGGCTGGGTGCCGGTGAACGCGACCCCCATCGAGGTGGACGTGCCGGAGGTGAACGACGCGGAGGTGGTGAACCCCCACGCGGGGTCAGGCCCGATGTGCGAGTAGTCGTCGTGCTCCACCTCCGCGACGTGGTAGGGCGCCTCGGCCGCCATGTTCCCGATGAACCGGCGGCTGTTGTTGCCGATCACCTCGGTCCACCCGAGCAGCAGCAGCGACGCCAGGTCCGGTGTCAGCTCGCTCGGCAGGTTCGCGACGGTGATCCGGTCGTTCAGCTCCAGGGCGTCCACGGCCGCGGTCAGGCCCGGGCTGGCCACCAGGTCCACGGACAGCCGCGGGAACCGCAGCCCCTGCGGGCCGCCCAGGTGCAGCCGCCACCCGGCCGCATCGCCCAGCAGCCCATCGCCGAGCAGGTTCAGGGTGACGCTGGTGGCGACCCGGCCGACCGCGGCCACGCTCACCTCGTCCACCGCCTGCACGCTGCCGCCGTCGCGGCGGGTCACGGTCACGTCGTTGCGGGTGCCCTGGTCGTCCAGGACCGGCTCCAACGCCGGCGCCAGCTCCTCCGCGTCGTAGTCCAGCTCCAGCACCGCATCCTGGTTGTACCGGGCGCGGCCGGTGTAGTAGGCGAGCGCACCGAGGGTCTGCCGGTGGCCGGTGAGCGTCCCGTCATCGGCTGCCGCTGCCTCCCGTGCGACGGCCATCAGCCCGTCCGGGTACTGCGGCCCCAGCGGCACCGTGTCGGCCGCGGTTCCGGCGACCACCGAGAACAGGATGCCCTCCTCGTCGGCGAGCCGGTCGATCCGGTCCCCGGCGTGCTCACCAGCGTGACCGCGGTAGGCCGCCAGGGTGTCCGCGAGCGCCGGGGGGGTGCCGGCCCACACCGCCAGGTCCGAGAACACCACCGTCCCCGGCTGGTCCGTGTACGCAACCACCCGGGCCGTGGCGACCGCCAGGTTCGCGAAGCTCGACGAATCGGTCGAGGAGATCACCGCGGTACCGTCCACCGACACCACATAGGTCAGCAGCCCGGTACCCGGGTTCACCGTCACATCAGTGCGCACATGGTGCATCTGGCCGTCCGCGATAGACGGGAAGGGCACGGCCACAAAGACCACCGCCGCAGGTCTGATCCACAGCCTGAGCTGCCAGACCGGAATGGTCTCCCCCACGCCCATCAGGTTCAGCGTCTCCAAGGAGATCGACAGGTCGGTAGCCAGCTGCTCTCCGGCCTCCAGCCGCACCATGTGCCCGGCCAACCGAGGCAGCCGGGCCTGGGGGAGCCGTAGCGCCACATCGAACACCAGCCGTACCGGCGCGCCCGGGGCCAGCCGCGCCGCCGCTGGGGCGCCCGGGTCGTCTAGCGCCACGTCCCCCCGCATGGTCGCAGCCGGGCCGAGCCACGGGGACATCTCGTCGGTGCCCCAGCTCTGGTTGGGCAGCAGCATCCGCATCGGGCCGCCGCGCACCGCCGGCATCACCCGTGGGCCACCGCCCCGCAGCGGCCAGTAGGCGACCAGGTTCGTCGCCCCGGCCCCCTTGTCCAGGTACCGGTGCACGGTGTTCTCCAGCGGGTCGGTGCCCGTCCCGAGCCGGCGGGTCACATCCGCGGCCTCCACCTCCACCCACCGGAACGGGGTCGAGTTGCCGCCGAGGGTCTGCCGCGGCGTCCAGGACGCCACCTCACCCACAAACCGGATGCTGCTGCCTACCGTGATCCGCAGCCCGGTGTAGCGGCCGATCAGCCCGTACAGCGCCGACGCGGGGTTCTGCGGGTTGTAGGCCCACCCCTTGAACCGGAGCGTCGCCCGGGCCGGCGCCGGCTGCTGCGACTCGTCCTCCCGGCCGGGGGTGACCGTGATCGGCGGCTGCACCAGCACATCCGACGTGTGGTCGTTCCACACCGAGTTGTAGCGCAGCTCCACCGTCACATCCTGCTTAGCCACGGGCACCACCCAGAACGGGCTGAACGCTGCCACCGCGGACAGACACAGCGCGAGCGATGACCCCCACCAGCGCGTCATCGAACCGCGACCCACCACTGCGCACCTCCAGCACCACCACCGACTGCCCACCCCCGGCGGGGATGACCCGCTCACCGGCCTGTAGCACCGCCAGCATCTCACTGCCGGGCAACCCGGGCACCACCCCGCCCTGGTGGAAGAAGGGGAACCGGAACGACTTGCCGCCCATCCCGAACGGCACCCAGGAGGGGAGATCGAAGCCCTTCCCTCCGATCGTGTTGTTCCAGAAGCGCCGGACCGCGTCGAAGCCGGCCCGGAACGGCGCCGAGATGGCGTCACCCAGGCCGCGGAACGCCCGCCCGATCCGGCTGGGGATGTCACCCACCCAGCCCATCACCCGGTCGATGATCCCCTTCCAGAATCCGAAGTAGAGCTTCACTCCGTCCCACACGGCCTTGGCCGCGACGACCACCGCCCGGAACGCGGCGTCGACGATCCTGCGGAACGTCTCCGAGTGCTTGTACGCGATGATGACGATGGCGACCAGCGCCACAATGGCGATGATCACCAGCACGATCGGGTTGAGCGCCATGACGAAGTTGAAGGCGGCCTGAATGCCGGTCCACACCTTCGTGGCGGCGCCGACCGTCTTGGTCATGGCGGCGTGGGCGAGCATCCCCACCCGGGTCTGCGCCAGCCATCCCATCGTCTTACCGAGCGCCGGGCCGAGTAGGTTGGTGAACCCGCTGGCGAGGTCACCGACGCCGGTGCCGGCGAGCACCAGCGCATCCGCCGACAGGTCGCCCTTCAGCACCTTGGAGAAGCCGCTCACCGAGTCCTGCACACCGGTGACGGTGTCGCGAAACCCCATCGCCCGGGTGTCCAGTGTGTCCGATGCGTCGGTGGCCGCCTCGAACCCGCCGGTCGAGGCGCTCACCTTGTCATCCATGGCTTTCGCTGAGTCGCCCACCGCATCGAAGGACTTCGTCAGCTTCTCGTGGTCCCCGGCGAAGGTCAGGGTGACCTGGTTCTTGCTGGCCATCAGTCGACCACCACCCCCGCCTGTGCAGCCACCTTCAGCAGCCCCGCGGTCAGCACCTTCTGGAACTCGCCGCTGTCGCGCAGCCGGAAGTAGCCGGCGTAGATGTACCGGCCCTCGGTCAGGAACGGGCGGCTCACCGAGCGGCCCTTGCCGACCCGGCCGCCGAAGTCCAGCCACGGGTAGTACGCCGCCCGGTTACCGCCGCCACGCACCCGCACCGCGGTGCGGGTCGACGCCTTGCGCACCGACCGGCGAGCCCGCCCCGTGCGGCTGGGGATACCCGGCCGGGCCTCGTTGACGACCAGGTCGGCCGCCTCGTTCAGCGCCAGCCGCAGCGCCTTAGGCAGCTCCGAGTCCAGCTTGCGCAGGTTGCGGCTGAACTCCGCCAACCCCTCGACCGTGATCGCGTCGACCACCTGCGCTCACCTCCCCGCCTTCCTGGTCTCCAGCTCCAGCACCTGGGCCTGCCGTCGGTAGTAGATACCCCACCGCATGAACTCGTTAGCGCTCATCCGAGCGCGCAGCTCCGCCACCGTCATCGACAGCTTCGCCGCCAGGTAGTGCTCGAACTCCAGGCCCGGGTTCGTCTCCATCTCCAGCCACACCGCTTTTGGGCGCGTCGGGCATCATCCCGGACAGCTGCTGAATCCGGATCGCGGCGGCCATCACATCGGCGGCCTTACCGCGGGTGCCCTGCCACTGCCGCACCTCCGCGAACGACATCAGCGGGTCGAGCATCCCGGCCGACACCATCCGCGCCTCGATCAGCGCCGCCCGCTCGGCCTGCGGAATCCCGTCCTGGTTGACATCGTCGTTCTTCACCGCCCGCAACTGCTCGTTGCGGGACAGCCCGCGCACCTGGATCTGCCCACCCCCGCGCAGCGGCACCCAGTCGGTGTCATCCAGCTCCGACACCGGTTGCAGCAGCGACGCCTTGTCCATCATGGTCCCCCTACGCGCTCTGCGCCGTGCTGTTCACGTCGCCGCTGATCTTGAAACTGGCGGTCCACTTGATATACCCCTCGACCGGGTTGGTCTCCACATAGGAGGTCATCACACCGGTGAAGCTGTCCTGGGGCAGCCCCGACCCGGTACCCTCCGGCTGCCGGATCACCGGCACCTTCGCCGCCGCACCCTTCAGCGGCTGGAGCACCGCCCGTGGCCCGGTCGCGGCGGTCGAGTCGTAGAACCCGCCCATGCTGAACTCGCCGTCGGTCAGGCCGGCGTCGTACACGTGCCCGTCGGCGCCGTAGGTGGTGGTGTCCTCCGTGTCGGTGGTCGGCTTGAACTCGCTCGTGTTGGTGTACACGGACAGGTCGTCACCGTCGACCTTCACCACCGTGTCCTTACCGTGCTTCTTGGCCATTAGGTGCCACTCCCTCCGATGTCCAACATGAACAGTGCGCCCATGTAGTCGACTGCGCCTATGGTGTACACATCGAACTCGACCGAGGTGACCCGTACCGCCTCGAACGCGGTATACGCGGAGCCGGCCTCGATCACCGCCTTGACGCTGGCGGCGCCGGACCCGTCGGCGTAGCGCGCCAGCAGCGCCACGGTTTGCCGGTCGGTGGGGCGGCCGGCCACCACGATCACCGGCAGGGTGGCCGTGTCCATACCCCGGCCGTACGTTGCGTCGTAGGTGATCTCCTCCGGCCAGCCCACGACCGCCGCCGGCGGGACGATCGAGCCGGCCGACCACGGGAACACCCGCAGCCCGGCGATCGTGTCCAGCTGGGTCGCTATCTGCGTCATCACGCTCGCAAGGTTCACGCCGCGGCCCACCATCGGATGTAGTCGCCGAGCATGAGCCCCACGTCCGGGTCGACCTTCGCCAGCAGCCGCAGCTCCGAGCCCAGCTCCGGCGAGCCCGCCACCCCGTACGGGCTGTCGCGCCGGGCCACGAACCGGGCGCTCTGCAACCGGGAGGCCAGCTTCACCGTGGCGGGTACCGCCGACCAGCCCCACAGCCCGTCACCGGTCACCCCGTGCGCCAGCGCGGTCGGCTGCACCGCAGACCCCGGCGCCACCACCACCCGCTCCCACGGCCGGCCCTCCTGGGCGGCGTTGATCGGCTCAAGGTCGTACACGTCGATCTCGCCCGCCTCCACCGTGAACGTGAGCCCGGTGGTCGACATGATGTCGTCCACCTCGATCACCCACCGGCAGCGGCGCCGGTCCCACCGGGCGGTGTAGCGCCGCTCCTCCGCGGCGGCCACCAGCCCGAACTGCCGACCGGTGTGCCGGTCGATGGCGCGGGAGGAGGCTGTGACGATCAGCGCGAGCTGCGTGTCGTCGACCGCGTCGTCGATGCGCTCCCACGCCTTCAACTCCGCAGCGGACACGTAGTCCGGCTTCCACGCCACAGCTCCCCACTCCCCTCGCTACTGCTTCGCCTCAGCGGAGTTGACCTGCGCCTTGCGCCGGCTCTCGGCCTTCCGCTGCTCGGCGGTCTTCTCCAGCGCCTTCAGCTTGTGCGCCCGGTACGCCTTCAACGCGGCCGGGTTGCCCTTGATCAGCACAGTCCACTCTCCTAGGTGGTGATGTTTTCGACCGCCGCGTAGGCGGACCGGTTCTGGATCGTGCCGTCGGCCCGCTCCCACGCGTGGTACTGGATCTGCCCGTTCACCGCGCGGCTGTACGGGTCGACCACGAGGTTGAACGGGGCGACCCGGCGGATCGCGTACGCCTCCCGCCAGTCACCCAGCCCCAGGAACGGGCCGGCCGCACCGTCGGCTGTGATCGCGTTGACCGCCTGGTCGATGGTGACCGGGTAGCCCAGCAGCTCCCGCACCGGCCGCCCGCCGGTGCCGGACTGGGCCTGCGGCAGGATCAGCGGCCGGCCGGCGTTGTCCTCCATCGCCTTGATGGTGGTCACCCACGTGGTGTGCGACATCAGCCAGGACGCGTTCTGGAGGTACTCGGGGTCGAGCGCCGCCTCCGTCTCCAACAGGTTCAGGTAGATCAGCGTCGCCTCGGTGTCGAGCACCACGTCGGCCGTGGTGGAGTCGCGGAAGATACCCACCGGCAGGGTGGTGCCGTTGCCGTTGACCCAGTCGGACGCCTGCTTCCGCTGGATGCGGGTGCCGAGCGCCCGGGCGACCAGGCCCTGGATGTCGAACTCGGCGTCCTGTACCAGCTCCACCGACACCCGCAGCGGCAGGTTCGTGCCCGCACCGGCGCTCGTGTACTTGAATGCCCCGAGGGCGACGGTGCCGAACACCAGGTCGTCGCCGTCCGCCACCGGCGCCTCCTCCGCGGTGATTTCGCCAGCGTTGGCGGTGTCGTCCAGGGACGGGTACTCCAGCGTCCCACCCCGCTCGGTGCTGAAGCTGTCGACGACCTCGGCGAACCCGCCGAACGCGGCCCGCACCTCCACCAGCTTCTGCCGGAACTGGGGCGAGACGAGGAACCCGCCCTCGGTGTCGGTGCCCACCTGCTGAGCGTTCTGGATCAGGTCGGCGTTGGGCTTCCCGGTCCGGAGGTAGTTGGTGAACGCCTTGTCATACCCGTCATCCGGCTTCGGAGTGCCGGCGTGCGCCACCGCGTCCAGCTGCCCCTTGGTGGGGGTGTCGTAGGCGGTCTGCCGCGCCCGGATACCGTCGGTCCGCCGCCGCGCGGCGAGCTGCGTCTCCAGCTGCTCGTAGGCGGTGGCCTCCTCCTCGGTCAGGTCCCGGCCCTCCGCCGCCTCGATAATCGCGCGGAGCGCTTCGAGGATCTGCTCTACATCCATGTCACACCCTCCCGAGTGCTACGCGCGCTCTCGCGCGGATCATCTTGCTGCGCCGGTCCTCCGGCGCAGAGCTCTTGTCACCGGCGACCCGGTCGGCCAGCCCGGCGGACACCGCCTGCTCGGCGCCGTACCAGGTCTCGGCGTCCATCGCCTCTCGCCAGCTGGCGAGCGTCCCGCCGGCCCGGTCGAGGTAGATGTTGGCGATCGTGTCGGACAACTCGTCGAGTAGGTCGGCCATCTGGCGCATGTCCTTGGCGGTGCCGAGCACCAACCCACCCGCGTCGTGAATCATCATGCGCGCCGGCTTCTCGATCGCCACCGAGTCACCGGCCTGGCTCACGAAGGAGGCTGCGGAGGCGGCCACCCCGTCCACCGTCACGTCGACCGTGGCCGGATGGTTCTTCAGCGCCGAGTAGATGGCCACCCCGTCGAACACGAGCCCACCCGGGGAGTTGATCCTCAGCTCGATCACCGGCGCGGCGATCGCGTCCAGCGCCTTCACAAACGCGGCCGCGGTCACCGACCCCTCATCCCAGAAGTCGCCGATCGGCCCATAGATGTAGACCTTCGCCCGGTCGTCGGTGGCGGCGATCCGGAACCAATCGCCGCCCGCGGCCCGCGGTGCCGCACGTGCCAGCTCCCGCCCCCGCTGAGCGAGGCTGGCGAGCCGCTGGAGGTCGACGCTCACGCGGGCACCCCCTCGGGGGTCGGAGCCGCTACGGCGCCCTGGGTGCCGGACGGGGTACGAAGCGTGTCCCCGCCGGCGACCGGTGGCAGGTTGCGGATGCGCCGCGCCTCGTTCGGGGTGAGCAGCCCGGCCTCCACCTGTGCGATCAGCAGCTGGATTTCCTGCTCCGGGGTCGGCCGCTCCAAGCCGGCATAGTCGAACTCGACCAGCCTGCTCGGCCCGGTCAGCCCGGTGCACGCCTCCTCCACCGGGGCGGAGTAGTGCACCAGCGTGAACCGGCCGAGGCCCCGGTTCTGGCTCTCCACACCCTGACCCCAGGAGGTCTGCTTCTCGGTCTGCGCCAAGAGGTGCGGCGGCACCCCGAACCAGCGGGCCACCTCCTCGATCTCGAAGGCCCGCGACCCGAGGAACTGGGCGTCCTCTAAGGACATCGACCACTGCTGCACCTTCAGCCGCCGGTTGATCACCGCGAGCTTGCCGGCGTTCTCCCAGCCGCCCAGCGACGCGTTCAGGTCGGACTGGATCTTCGCCGCGTCGCCCTCCTGGAAGTCGGCATCCCCCTCCGGGGTGACCGTTCCGGCCACGCTGAACCCGTCGGAGTAGGCCCGAGCGGCGGCCCGGTCCGCGGCGATGCCCTTGCCCAGGCTGAGCCGCGCCACGCTGATGGGCGACAGCCCGCGCAGCCCGTCGAGGCACAGGCCGGTGATGTGGGTCATCGTGTCCGGGGTGTACCGCCGGCGGGTGCCGTCCGGGAACGACGCGTCGAACACCTTCCGGCCGGTGAGCGACCCGGACTCCGGGTCCCGCTCCCAGTCCACCGTCACCGCCAGCGGGTGGATCGGCAGCAGCCCGGCCAGCCCACCCCCGCCGTTGAACAGGTGCGCCCAGAACACGTTGCCGTGCAGCACCAGGTGCGCGATGCTGGTGCGCTTCCACTGGAAGGGCGACAGCCCGATCGGCGCACCCGGGTGGTCGAACAGCCCGGCGACCCGCTCCCGGCCGGCCTCGGTGTCCCGCAACGTCCGCAGTGGCAAGGTGCCCAGCGTGCCGGCGATCAGGTTCACCGACCGCCACACCGCCGACAGCCCGAGCGCGGTCGACTCGGTCACCGGCACCCCGGCGCCGGCCACGCTCAGCCCGAAGAACGCGGCCAGCGCCGGATCACCGATCGAGATCAGGTTCTCCGGCTCCCCACGGCTCCAGGGCCACCACTTCACGCGACCAGCATACACTTGAGCCCTCAACCATTGAGCGCTCAACCTCGGGGGCGGCATGGCCCGGCTCGCCAGCCACACGACCGCGCTGCGGCGCGCCCTGGGCGCGGTGCCGCTCACCCCCGCCGACCAGGCCGCGGTACGGCTCGCCCACGCCTACGCCGCCGCGTTGGACGCGCCCAGCTGCCCGGAGTGCGGCCAGGCGCCGGACCTGACCAAGGTCGGACCGCTGCTGGCGGCCCTGCTCGGCCAGCTCGGGATGACGCCGGCCGGCCGGGCGGCCGTACTCGGGAAGGGGGTCCAAGGTGTCAGCACCGGCCCCAACCCGGTCGACGAGCTACGGCAGCGCCGGGCGCGGCGAGCCGCTGGGGAGCACCGAGCCTAGGCTCTGGACCCCGCCGCTGGTCGACCTCGACGACCCCCGGAACTCGTACGGCCACGACGTGATCTCGTACGCGGACACCGTGCTCGGCGAACCGCTCGACCCGTGGCAGCAGTGGGCAGCCGTCCACCTCGGGGAGCTGCTACCCGACGGCCGGCCCCGGTTCCGGGTCGTGCTCATCCTGGCCGGCCGGCAGAACGGCAAGACCCGGATCGGCCGGGCGCTGCTGTCCTACTGGCTGTCCGTCGAACGGGTGCCGCTGGTGCTGGGCACCTCGACGGACCGGAAGTACGCCAAACGCGCCTGGTCCCAGGTGTGCGAGCTGTACCGCACCAACCCCCACCTCACCGGCGAACTCGGCCCGCAGGCGGTGCGGCTCACCCTCGGCGAGGAAACCCTGACCACCACCCACGGCGCGGAGTACATCTTCGCCGCCAACAACGGCAACGCCGCCAGGTCCACCACCCTGCACCGGTGGCTGTGCGACGAGCTGCGCGAGCACACCTCCTGGGACTGCTGGTCGAGCGCCACCAACGCCCAGAACGCCGTACCCGACGCCCAGGTGGTGGTGCTGACCAACCAGTGCGACGCGTCCGGGGTGGTGCTCGACGCGCTCCGCGGCGCGGCGCTGGAGTACATCGGGACCGGGCAGGGAGACTACCGCCTCGGTCTGCTCGAATGGTCGGCCCCCGACGGCGCCAACCCGACCAGCATGGCGGCGCTCGCCCAGTCCAACCCCTTCCTCGGCACCCGGATCGACCACGACACCCTCCGCGGGGCGGCGCTGCGCGCGAAGGCCGCCGGCGGGGAGGAGCTGGCCGCGTTCCGCACCGAGGTCCTGTGCCAGCGGGTCCACCAGCTCGACCCCGCGCTCGACCCCGACCGGTGGGCGGCGTGCGGCACCGACGAGCCGATCCAGCTCAGCGAGCACCGGCAGCGGACGGCGCTGTGCCTGGACGTGTCGCTTGACGGGACCCATGCCACCCTCGCCGCCGCCGCCGTGATCGAGGGGACCGTCCACCTGGAGGTGATCGAGGCGTGGTCCGGGTTCGGCTGCACCGCCGCGGTCCGCGCCGACCTGCCCCGCCTGGTCGCCCGCATCCGCCCCCGGGCGCTCGGATGGTTCCCCGCCGGCCCCGCCGCGGCGGTGGCGGCCGACATCCGGGTACCCACCGGCCGCCGCACCTGGGCGCCCGCCGGCACGGCGGTGGAGGAGCTGAAGGGTGAGATCGCGTCGGTGACGATGGGCTTCGCGGAGCTGGTCGCCACCGGGCAGGTGCGCCACCCCCGCGACCCGATGCTCGACCAGCAGACCGCGGCCGCCCAGAAACTGCACCGTGGCGACACCTGGGTCTACACCCGCAAGGGCCGCATCCCCGTCGACGGCGTGTACGCGGCGGCTGGTGCCGCCCACCTGGCCCGCACCCTCCCGCCACCGCTCCCGCCGCTGGAGGTCGTCACCGGCCGGTGAGCCGCGATTCGGACAGGTAGGCCCCCGGGCCGGTGACGCTCAGAGAGAAAAACAACAGGGAACAGCGGGTGTTGGTGGTGTAACCCTCCGAACTTTTGACGATGGGTCACCATCGAGTGACGCGCCTCGGTCTCGGTGAGCGTGCGGCCGGGTCACCAGCTGCCAGGTTGCACGCCTTGCACACCGCCACCAGGTAGCGCGGGTCATCCCCGGTGAGCGCCCGGCCCAGCAGGTGGTGGACCTGGTCGGCCTGACCGGTACAGGGTGGTAGGGCGAGTTGGCAGCGGCCCTGGTTGGCGACCAGGTTGGCGCGCAGCACCTCGGCCCTGATCCTGCGCCATCGTGGCGTAGAGCCCTTGGCCCACGATTTGCTCACGGTGTCTTCCCCGCCCGGCATGACCGGGTGTGCCGCGGGTCGGTCATGCCGCAGCTGGTGCAGTAGTCCTTGACTAGGGGCTGGCGGTCGTCGGCGCTGGCGGCGCCATTGGAGGAAGAGTACGAGGGGTCCCCAGGGGTCCGTCCTGAACCGTGCCCCTGGCCCCTATTACCTGACCCACTACCCGTAGGTTGGTTTTTTTCCTCCAATGGGAAATGATCATCTAGCCACTTGCTGGACTCCCAGAGATACCGGGGCTTGTCCCCGATGCCGCCGCCCTCCTCGACCTCCATCGCGGCCAGTAGGAGCAGCCGGAGATCGCCCAGGTGGTGGTTGGCGGTCTTCCAGTCCACCCCCATCTCCTTCGCCACCTTCCCCGTGGTGACAGGCTCCGGGGCGGCCATCAGGATGCGCATCACGCGGGTCCGGAGCCGGGGCACGCAGTCGACGGCTACCCGGCCCAGGGTGCGCCACACGGTGGTCTCGTCGGCGCCGATGGCCTCCAGCCCACCCATGAGCCGCCGCATCTGGCCTACGATCCGGGCGGTGCCCTCAGCTTGCGGTTCGACCTGTACCTCGCCGGTGTACCCGTTGCGTTCTACCGTGGTGCGCGCCCGGGCGGTGAACGTGGCCAACGCGACCAGCTTTTTCACCTCGGCCGGGGTGAGGTTGCGTGACACCTTCGACTCGTCGGCCCCGGCGATCAGCCCCACCATGGCCTCACCCAGCTCGGCTCGCATCGCTTTCTGGCTGCTGCCCTGGGCGAGTGCGGCGGTCGCCATCGCTTGCGGGTCGACATCGGGCAGCCGCAGCAGCAGGTACCGGTCTCCCAGCGCCCCGACGACCTGCCCGTACCGGTCGATGGAGCCGGTGACCCCACCGACCAGCCCGACCTTGCCCTGCCAGCGCAGCACCCGGCCGCCGCCAGCCCCGACCGGCCGGTCCCACCGACCGTCGTACACCTCCCGGAGCGCGGCGAGCGCCAGGGCCGCGGTGTCCTTGTTCTGTGATAGAACGCTGGTGAAGTCCTTGCAGAGGATGATCCCGTACTCGCCGATCTGTCGCAGCATCCCGCCGGTGGCGTCCCTGTCCCGTTCCCGCGCGGCGGTGCCGGAGAGTAGTGCGGTTTCGGTGATGGTGGATGCCCCGTGGACGTAGTGCAGACCGGCGATCCCTTGGAGCGTTTCGGTCTTGCCGGAGGATGGCGGCCCGACCAGCAGCGCCCAGAGCGGGTCGCCTTCGGTGTTGTTCGCTACCACCGTTGCGGCGACCAGCAGTACGGGCGCGTCGTCGTCGAGATAGAGCCACTTCCGGTAGATGGCGAGCGCGTCGGTGAGGCTGGCTGTGCCGGCCGGGGTCGTGCCCATGGCGTCGGCCCACGCCTGGGCGTCCTCCCGGCTCAATGCTGGCCCCAGCTTCGGACCGTCGGGGCACCGGGCACAGCAACTGCCGGCCAGCCCGGGTCGTCGAAACGGGGCTTAATCTGGTGCCGGTCGTCGGCTACCTCCCGGGCGATCCGGCGCTCCCGGTTGAACCGGGCCGGGTTGACGAAGGTGGTGCGGTCAAGCTGGTCCAGGTCCTCAGCGAGCCGGGCCAGCATGGTGTTCGCCGCGCCACTGGCGGCGGTGTCGTACCCGGCGCAGTAGCCCTGCGCCCATGGGATCAGCCAGTTGTCCGGGGGGGTGGTCTCCTCCCAGTCCTCGGGTGGGTCAGCCACGTCCCTCAGCTCCAGCCGAGTAGCGGCGTGCAGCGCCATTCCACGATCTCCCGCTCGGCGGTCGCGAACCGCTTGCCCGGCTTGGCCGCCCGGTAATGCGCCTCGCCACCGTCGGCGCACACCATAGTTCCGTCGTGACCGAGCGCCTTCAGACCGGCGCCGCACTGCGGGCAGGCGTCCTCCTCGACCTCCACGGTCTCGGTGCCGAGCACCACCCGCTCACACACCTGGGAACGCTCGACGCGGACCTCCAGCGCGATCCCGCCGAACATCCGCCACGCCCGCAGTCCGGTGCCATCGTCATCGACGTGTTTCGCCACCCGTCCTCCTGCGGCCATCGCCCGGGTTGCCGCCGCCAGCGTGGCCCGGATGTCGTCGCCCCACAGGTAGCAGGTCAACGTGGGCTGCCACCCGGTGGCCTTGGGGGCGGTCAGGTGAGGCAGCGGGATGTTCGGGTGGGCGTCGAGCAGGTCGGCGATCTGCCGGAGGCCGGCGCTGAACGCGGCCCGCTCCGGGTCCGCCGGCTCGGGCGGGGCTGACTCACCGTCCAGCAGTTCGGCCAGCTGCTGTACGTCGGCCACGGTCAGCCCCCACCGTTCGGCCAGGTACGGGGTCCCCAGTCTGATGGCATCTGCCCAGTGGTCGGGCACATCCCACAGCGGAGGGTGCGGCCCGGCCCGGAGCGCGGCCAGTGCTGCGGCCGGGCTGATCCCGCGGTCGCGGGCCAGCTCGCGCGCGCGCTGCGCCAGCTCGCGCTGTGCACCGTTCATGCCTTCGCCGACTTCCGGCGGGACTTGGCCGACAGCATCGCCAGCCGCCGGTAGTGAGCGGACTTGAGGTTGGCGACCACCTTGGCAATGTGGGCTTCGTTGGCGTCGGGGTGCTGCTGGCGGGCCTGGTCGACGAAGCGGTCCTCTGCGGCCTTGCGCGCCGCCGAGGTGGCGGCGCGCCGGCCGGTCGGGTCGAGCTTGGCCCATTTCTCGTGGGCGGCTATTTTGGCCATCACTGTGCGGGTCATCGTGTCTCCGGATCTCACTGGACCCGCGCAGATGCACGCCACCGCCTTACAGGCGACATGACCGAGTGGTCGGTTGCGTGTAGACCGCTTGACCGACTACCCTAGCGCTGTGCGTGCACCCTAGCGGGTCATGCACTCTGGCCCTCGGTGCGCGGACTCTTCCCAAAAGTTGACCGCGTACCGGGGGTGCCCCACCTTGGCGGCGAAGCTGCCCATCATGGTACGCCCGAGCGCTGTGCTTAGAAACCACCATGGATCGTCTACTTCGTACCGTAGCCGGTTTGCGCCGGCTATGCGCGTATAACCGGCGGAAACCCCCCAGCCAGACCGGCTCCGGCCCCCAGCCAGCAGGTATAGGTGGCCACCAATAGACGCCGTTGGAACGCTGTTTATCCGCTGAATCAACCTGGCCTAATAGCTGTGACTTACGCCACAGCCCTGACCTGCTACAGCTGGTCGGCTGGTGAGAGTACCCGATGCGCCTGGCGGGCTCGGGACGCTCCCAACGCCGCCGCGTACCGGTCGACCATCTGCCTGGACTTCCACCCGGTGACCCGCATCAGGTCCGACTCGGTGCCGCCCGATCGGAGCCAGGCGTCGGCGAAGAAGTGGCGGAGCTGGTGTGGGTGGATATGCGGGGTGATCCCGGCGTGCGCGGAGCGGCGGATCAGGATCTGCCGTAGCCCGGAGGTGGTGATCGGGGTGTTCGGCCGGCCGAGCCACAGCGCCGGGTGGTCCCGGTCGGGCCGGCGGGATCGGACCCGGAGGTACCGGTCGAGGGCGGCGACCGCCTTGCGGCCGATCGGAACCCCTCGTGGCCGGCGGCCCTTGCCCATGACGATCAGCACGCCGTCGTCGAGGTCCACGTCGGTCACCTCCAGCCCGCACACCTCGGCCGACCGCGGTCCGCCGTCGGCGAGGACGAGGATTAGCGCGGTGTCCCGCCGGTCGGTGAACTCGCGGCCGGAGCACGCCTTCAGCACCGACCGCAGCGTCGCGGCGGTCGGGACCTCGGTGAGCCGTTCGGGTACCGCCGGCTGGGGTATGCCGTAGGTGGGGTCGGCACCGATCTCGTCCTCTGTGAGCAGCCAGCGGAACCACTGCCGGACCCCGGAGTAGTGCCGCACGGCGGTCTGGGCGGACACCCGGGCCAGCTCGGTCTCCAGCCACTCGCGGACGTGGTGCCGGGTGATCTCGGCCGGGGCGGCGAGCCCGCGGGCACGTGCCCAGCCGGCGAACCGGTCTACCGACTCCATGTAGGCGCGGACGGTCGAGTCGGTGCGGTTGCGGAGCCGGAGGTCCCGGCGGAACGAGCTGGCGAGGGTAGCGAACGGGTCGGTCACGGACCGGATTATGCGCTGTGCTTACGCTATGCCGCAAGCGTCGACGTACCCGGCTCGGGTGTTTCAGCAGGTCAGACGGTAGAAAGTGGCCCCGGCAGGAATCGAACCTGCGACACGCGGTTTAGGAAGCCGGGCCGCGCTAGCGCTGTGCTGAGCTGCGGATTCGCTGGCCGCCGAGGTGCAAAGGAGGCGGGATTATCCGCTCAGCTGCTCAGCCCTCGTCCAGACCCAGCCGCCGGCCGATCTCATCCACCACCGCATCCGCGTCCGCCTCACCCGAGGCGACCTGCCGCACCAGCACCAGCAGCTCCGCCCGCTGCGCATCGGCCGCGTCCAGCCGGGCCGTCAACCCGGCAACCGCCTGCTCGACCGCGGCCACCACGTCACCGCCGGCGTGCGCGGCCATCAGCGCCGCCAACCCGGCTCGGACCTCGGCCGCCGCCGGATGCTGCCACACGTCGGCGGCGAACCGGTCCCGGCTGGCTGGTGCCGGGGTCATCGCCGCGTACGCGAGCAGCTGCCCCACCTGCCGGCCCCAGCCAGGCGGGAGGGTGTCATCGGCCAGCCCGGCGGTCGGCACCAGCCGGCCGAGCAGTTCGTCTACGATCTCCTTGGCTGTCGGCATGTCGTCTCCTTCGAAGAAGTGTTGGAACGGGCCGAGCTTCGAGCGCCGCTCGGAGTCCCGGTAGTACGAGATGTGCAGGTGCCACTCATGGGAGTCGCCGGCCGCCCGGCGCACCGGCGACCAGCCGGCGAGGTGGTCCCACCGGTAGGCCCGCCCGTCCGACCCGGGGCCGATCAGCTCCCGCACGTCGCCCAGCCGGCCGGTGCGGGCTTGGGCCACCATGAACGCGGTCAGCTCCCGCAGCCGGGGGAAGCTGCCCACGTCCAGGGCGCTGGCGGCGTCGGTAAGCCCGGCCCGGTCGCGGGCGGTCCGGGCGGAGTAGTCATCGGTGATCAGCCGGTCCCGGCCGCAGTGGTAGCCGCCGCGGTGCGCGGTGTCGCCGACGATCCCCAGCGACGCGTCGGATAGGCCGGTGCGGGGGCGCAGGTAGGCGCGGGCGTCCAGTAGGGTCTGCGGTGCGAAGCTCACGGGGTCAGCCTCCCAGCCCGAGCACCGCGAGCACCACCGCGGCGATCGAGGTCAGCACGGCGATCGACGGCAGCGGCCAGCGTGCCCTCTCCAGCGACCGGAGCCGCGACTCATGATCCTGCACGTCGTGCGCGGTGGCGGTCTGCTGCTCGATCAGCACATCCACCCGGCCGGTCAACCGCACCACCGCGTCGTAGATCTCCCGCAGCGTGACCGCCACCACCGGACCCGGGTCCACCACTCACCCGCTGATGTAGTCGGCGTACAGGTAGGCGGGGCCGGAAGTGCTGGCCTCCAGCCGACACTGCCCGGAGCCGGACAGCCGCTGACCGGTGATCACGAACGTCTTCGTGCTGGTGCCGGTCGCGTCGAACTCGAACTCCAGCATGATCGGGTACCCGAAGCTGGACGTGGTGAGGACCTCGACTATCCCGTGGGCGCGGATGCTCCCGGTGGGTTGTCTTCGCGGAGGCG